AATTTTTTATTTGCTTTTAAATATTCTTCTTTGATTTTTTGTAGATATTCTTCAAGTTTATTCATTTTTCTCCTTTCATTTTTAAAGTTAAAAAGTCAATTTTTGACATTTTGGCTGGACTGACTTGTTATGTGCCTTCAGAATACGGGATTAATTTACCCGTATCGAAAAGCACACACCCTAATTCTGAACCATCGCTGATACCATACCCGTCATCTATCGTACCCATGTGTTGAGACATTCGGCCAGATTCATAAATTGTAATACTGCCATAACTTAGATGAGCCTCTGTACCATCTGGAAAGGCTTCAATAGCCCTTTTCATTCGTTTTAACCAGTTTTGTATTTCTTTATCTGTTGGCATTACATCCTCACATAACGTTTAGGTCAGCCGCACTGACTGGTTATAATTCTTTTAACCCTTTAACATTACCATAACGGGCTTTGGCACGTTCAAGTTCCAATCTCGCCGAATTAACTTTCCGCTCCGCAAGATCAAGCAAATGTTGTTTGGCTTCGGCAAAAGTGTCAGCATATAAGTTCTCTTCAGTGTTTTTACATAAGCGCCGTCCTTTAATAAAAACAAAAGAGTCTGTTTCACGATCTACATCAATAATTTCAATCCGGTTACTCCATGAGCATGTCTTATATTTTTTCAATGCTGCCTCCTTTAATTATAACGTTTAAGGTCAGCGGTTTATCTTTTAAAGAATTAAATACCCTCCCTGGAATACTATGAAAGTGCCACCTTCAGGGAGGGTAAGGTTTGAAGGAGGAAAAGGTGGCACTGTTTGTTGTTGTCTTTACTTAACTAAACCAAGTTTCTTTAGAAGCTCAAGTTGGGAGAGTGTAACTTTAATCATTGACTCTTTAACTTTTGGCGCACTTGCTGCTTTTCTTTTACTATAAGTTGAAGGAAGAAAAAGATCTTCTCCCCTTTTCTTGTAGTAAGAAAAAAAGAATGATTCTTGCTCCTTTTGCCCTAAAGAACCAAAGTCTACTTTAAGATTTTGTAGTTTCATTACCCTTCCTGTCTTTTATTAAGCTGTGAAATTTCATTCTTTGTTCCATATTTAGGATCAACTTTTATTATAACTTTAGCATGGACTGGAAGACCTATCCAGTCGCCATTTGAGATTCCTTCGCTGATTGCAGTCTTTGTATTAATGTTAATTCCAAGTTTATCACTGACTTCTTTAGCATTGTTGATTTTCCACTGTTTTTTAGACATAGTTCCGCTTTTAATCAGAACTTGGTCATCACCAACTTTTGGAAACCAGACACTGTAAGAAAGGACTGCACCGTCAACTGTAGTTTCTCCATCAGTGAGAAGTGCCATTGTATCGTTGAAAGTTACTTGAAAAGATAGCTGAACTCCGTTAAAAGTAGCACTTGTGATAGCTCCTGAGTAAGTTCCATCTGGGATAAGTGGAGCTGGCTTGTATTCATCTTCAAGGTCAAAGTCTATTGCTTCGTTTTCATTTTCGTTTTCGGTTGTGTTTAATTCATTCATTTTAGTTTCCTTTAATTTTATTGTTAGTTGTTAGTTAGTTGTTAGTTGTTAGTTAAGTTACTTTCACACTTACTTTTAATTTTCCCTCCTTTTTAAAGTTGAATGTTGTCGTTGTAGTGCATTAATTGAGTGTCAATGTTCACTAATCTCTTGTTAAATTGCTTTAGCATTTCTACAAGAGGCACTTCTTCTAAAGGATCTTTTTCAGTTTCTTCTTGTTTACAAAAACTAAAACAAACCATAGAAATTCTTTCTTCTAAGGTATTAAGATGTTTTTCTATAAAAGAAATGTTGCTGTTAAGATTTATTAAAGCTACTTCAACTGAAGATTTAGATTCTGTAGTTACACTATTTGTCTGCATTGGGTGTACTGCACACTTTTGTGATGCTATTTCTTTGACCGTTTCTGTTGTTATCATACAATCCCTCCTTTCTTAATTGCTTCGATAAAGTCGTTGTAAGTATTAGGAATAAAATCTGGAAGTCTCCTTTCGATTCCAGAAATTACACTCCTCGCTTTGAAGAATCCTTTAGTCACTGTTTGTAGTTTAAATTCTGTCTTTCCTTGTACTGTTATAGCTTTTGAGTAATAAACTTCTTTAAAGTAACCTGGAATTTTCTCACTTAAATCTCCAGGTAAAAGCGGGTCAATTTTTAAAATTGCTCCTGTTTTGTTATCTATTGTTACTTTTAAATGAGCTGAGATTAAGACGTTGCAGGGGAGAGTTAGAAACTTTCTTAACTTCGGTGCAATTAAGTTTTTTACAATTTGGTAGTGAACATTCCAAACTGGGCCGTTATGTTCCCTTTTAGGGTCGAGCTGAAGTGCTTTCTCCATTGCGAGGTCAGTAAGGGAAGTAGTGCTGTCGCAAATTACTGTCTTATACTTTCCAGCTATGACATCCTTTTCAACTTTTTGGAAGTCTTTTTCAAACTCGTTCCAGCCAGCAGGGTTAAACTGATACTGGGAATAGTCAAAATTCCTCCCTTTGTACCCTTCTGCATGTTGGTCAAAGTCAAAGAGGAATCCAGGTGTCGGGAAAGTTGAGAAGAAGGAGCTTTTTCCGCTGCTAAAATCACCAACAACTAAGATTTTAATATTTTCATTCATTACTTTCATTTCTTCAGAGTTTTTTATCATTTTGACTCCTTATTAAAAGTTTTTACTATTCTGGGAAAAGGCTGTAGTAATCCAGGAAGATCAAAAACAAGAATATCTTTTATTTTTAATGATTCTCCCTTTTTAATAGTTATATCTTTAAAGTTTAGATATACTTCATTATTTAACTCTAATGAAACTTCAACAGAATCTTCTTTTACTTTATCTATTATTAATGAAAAACTATAGTTTTGCATAATTTCCTCTTTCTTTTATTTCTACAATATTTTCAGTTTTAACGGTATCAAGAACGTCCCATTTTTTATCTACAATTTTAAAAGCTTCGATAAATTCTTCTCCTTGAGGAACGTTTTGTTCGCAAAGTTGCCAATAAGTACAGCGACCATACTGGTTGCAACTGTCCCTTTGAAGAGGGTAGTAATTTTCATCTTGGCAGCGTTTTAAATTTCTAACAGTAAAAATTAAAGACTTTCTCCATTCAACAATGTCTTGAAAAGAAAAGACTTGAGCAGGACGACTGAAGTCAATCTTTACTTTACCATAATCTCCACTTTTCACTTTAGAAGCTGAAATTTGATGCAGTGTAGTAAGGTAACCCTCTGGGAGGGCGTTAGGGTAGAGTTCCATCATAGCGTAAGTGTAACCAAGAATTTGCGGACTCCACTGAATGTTCTTTGTTTGAGTTATGATTGGGTAGGCAGAAGTTTTAAACTCTCCTCCCCAAACTCCTCCATTTAATTTTAACAAAAGGTCAATTTTTCCTTTAAAGAAAAAGTGAAGGTCTGTTTTAGCATCTTTAATTTCAATCTTAAATGCTTTTTCAGGTTCAATTACTTCAAGAAATCCTTCATCACCTGAGAAGAAGTTGAAGTACTGAAGAAGAGAAAGTAAAAGATTTTCAAGGGTTCTAAAGTCGTCCCAGAAAGAGTCATAGCGAAGAGTTTCTTCTTCGAATGACTTTTTAGCCGCAAGAATAGCATTTTGAACTGCTATTCCATCTTTAGTCCAACCGTGGAGTCTAATGTAGTCGTAGTAAGCATCCATTGCAGCGTGGAAGGCAGTGCCGTAACGGAGGGAGGGCTTTCCAATTTTGCTTTCAATCCCTCTAATGTTATTGTAGTAATATTTTCTTGGGCAGGAAGTAAAAGTGCTTCTTGCGGAGTTGTCAATTTCAAGTATTGTCATGTTTAATTTCCTTTTAAATCCATTCTATTATTGGTTTACTTGTGCAATCTTTCTCCCACACAAACCAAGCATATGCAGCTGCGCTTGAGCCAGTATTTATAAAATTTCCATTTAAAGCACACTTTAATCGTTCGCTGGAAACAAATACTGTTTTTGGGGGAAGTTTTTCAAACATCTTTCTTCTTCCTTTCCCCTCTAAAAAAGTTAGTTTTAAAAACATGCAAACTAAATGCCCAGTAGTTACTGTTTCAATAGCTTTTTCTACAAATTCTTGAGCGTATTTGTAAGGAGGGTTTGTAATGATGTCTCCATTGAAAGAATTTGGATTGTTATACTTTAGAAAATTTAAAGTTTCACAAGGAAATCTTCTAATGATTAAGTCTGAATTTCGTATTGATAAGTTAGGTAGTAGTGTATTTAATCTTTTAGATAAATGACCTTCTCCGCAAGCACACTCCCAAATTAGAGGAGATAAATTGCTGCCTATAGCAGAAACTAATTTATCCATTGCTTTTGATTCTGTTGCGTAGTAATCATCTACTTGTCTATCATGCTTTGAATGATTACTGGCACCGAGAGTAGAAAAGATTGATTTACTACCTCCTGTCCAGTCTTTTTTTCTATATTGTTCTTGTTCTTCCATGCTTTCTTCCTCCTTCACGAGTGAAAACGTCAAAATTTGACTTTTGAGCTTGGACTTTTTAATCCTAACTCAAAAGTCAAAGTTAGAATTAATTAAACCTTAATTCCGAGTGAACGCAGAAGAGTCAGTGCAGCCTCTCTGTCATTCTCTTCCATTCCTGCAAGGTTATCTTTAACATCCTTGAGGGAGACTTTCGGCTGTCCAGGTTGACGAACTGAGAACTCACCTTTCATCATTGCTTCCCAAAGTGTTTTGATAACTTCTTCAATCATTGCTGGGTCATCAAGCCCACTTGCAGCATCTCCAAGCTTGTGAGAAAGTGCCAATACTGGAAGGTGATTTTGTACTGTTTCTGGAAGATCTTTAGGATTAAAAGTCATTGCTCCTGTTCCATCAATAACTTCAATCGTTAGTACATCCGTCAGTTCTTTTTTCAATCTTCTTTGTCTTGCCATTTTTTTCAATCTCCTTTTCTTTTTCTTTAAGTAGTTTAGGTATTTTTACCTCGATAAAATTTTTAACCATTGCTGAAAGTAATTGTTGCTGGGTACTTCCTACTTCTCTTGCAAAAGCCATTAATTGATTCGCCTCCTTCACTGAAAGGACACATTGAATGTGTCTTTTGTCAGTAGGCATTTTATTTAATCACCTCCTTTTGTTTTTTGCTTTAGCAATTTCTATTCTTAATTTCGCTAAAGCTTTTTGTTTTTATCCCATTTTTTAATGATTTAATAATATCATGACTTTTCACAGCTTGCAAATGAATTTTCACAAGCTGTGAATTTTTATTTAATTTAGTTTGTTTATTAATCTCTTGTTTTATAAAAGAATTTTCTTGGGCAGGCGCTGTATACTTTAATATTTTTATTACTAAATGTTTCAACATCCTCCCCTTTTGCAATCTCTTCTTTCCAAAGAGTAACACCGTGTTTTCCCTTTGTGATAGCATAAGGTACTTTAAGTTTTTTAAAGTAATCTCTCCAAGAGTAAAGTATTTCAATGTCTTTCTTTAGAGTTACTCTTGGAATGAAGTCCATTAATTTTCTTTCTTCTTTCAATCTTTCAATTTCTTCAAGTTTGAAACTTTCAATAATTGTAGTGTTGTTGATTTCAGTAATCATTATTTCACCTCCTTTATTACGCTGATTTTGTTATAGCGAATTGTCCCTTCTGGGATTGGGTGGATCTGAAAGTATTTTAATTTTTTAAGGCTTTTTCTGTTTGATCTTACCAGTGGAGTAACTTCTAAAATAGTTAAATAAATGCCCCAGTTATGTTTTAATGCAAACTTTTTTGCTTGCGATAGCTTCTTAAAGCAAAAAATTCCATATTTTTCTGGAGTGAAATCTTCTATGTCTTTTCCAATAGTGTAAATAAAGTTATATTTTGCTGTGTCTTTGAAACAAGTTGTAAATATGATCTTTTTATTTTCGTCCTCGATTACTCTTACAACCTTGTACCTTACTATATCATAGTCCAGCTCTTTCATTTCTTTC